GTTTTGGTTATTAAACACCAAGGGCGTCTGCCATCCCGTGTAAACGGCGGTTCCGGGGGTCACATCGGTGGGGGACTGATAAAGACCTGTAAAGGTAAAGTTCATCACAGGACGTTCGCGGTTGTTCATGGCAATGGTAAATGTGCCACGCGCCCCACGAATCACGTGACGCACACCATCCCGAAAGGCATAAATCGTGATGCTGGCAAACGTTGGCCCACTGACAGGATCATACTGGGCACTGACACCCGCATTGATGGTTTCCGCAAAGCCACAAGCCCGAATCAAAGGGGCCCATTTGGGGGCCGTTCCCGCCGCGCCTGATCCTGCCAATTCGACAGTAAAGGACACCTCGGACCGAATGGCCGCAGGCAGCTGTTGACTGGCCCCCAAATAGGGGCGAATCAAATCCCGATTGACGTATTCCGATTGCGCGGGGTTAATACTTAAATCACTGATCAACATGGCATCCGTGCCCACAACAGGGACGGAATCCGTGCCGTAGGTGGTTTCAATCTTTGCCAAAATCAGCTGTTTACGGGTGAACAGTTGGGCCATGGTTACATCGCAAGGCCGCCCAGTTGGCCGTCTGCCATCAGGGCACTATGGATCTGGGCCGCGAGGGCCTCGCTGGCCACATCGGGCGCGTCCCCGCGTGTGAACAGACGCACGGACACCAGCAGCTGCCAATCCTGATAAATCGTTGTGTTGTCCCCTTCGCCGCTATCGGATACGGGCTCAATGATCACAGCGGGCAATTCCAAACGGCCAAGGGCCGCGCGGCGGGACCGGAATACCTTTAAACCCGTATTGCTCAAACCCCGAACGCGCTCCACCACCGCTTGCAGGATAGACTCACGCACGCTCAGGATATATTTGGGGGTGGCTTGGGATTTTTTGATCATGATTCGTCATCCAGCGGCGTGACCGTGGCCTCGGACAATAGGCCATCGTCAATCTGGCGCACAGTTTCCACGCGATAATCCGCGCCCTTAATGGTGACAACATCACCGTGGCCCAAAAACGAAAAACTGGTGGTGGCAAAGGTCACCTTGCAGGACCGCCCAATAGACATACCGCCAAAGGCATCTTCGTCGGGCTTATCAAAAATCACAGTCCCTGTTTTACGGCCACCATTGCCTGTCACAACGGTGGCCGTTTCGCCCATGTCATCAAAAAACGCGCTCATGCGCTCGACAAAGGGCATGGGTCACCTACTTTTTAGACGTTTCTTTGGCGGATTCGTCTTTTTCGGGGATGCGGTAAGGGGCTTCTTTGGTGTAAACGCCGCGATTGGAGCCTATCAAGGAATCGGCGTCTTCTTGGTTTAACGCGAACACTTCCCCAATCTTGGCGTGGACGGTTTCATTGGAAGGCGTGATAACGATGGTTGCTTCTTTGATTAAAACGTTAGGCATAAATTTTCCTTTCAGGTTAATGGTTTAGATTTTAGATTAAGGGGTCAAAGCGTCATCCATAACGGCAAAGGCCGCAGGCTGGCGAATCCCGAAATCCGCAAATTGATTGATGGTGATGCGCAACTGTCCAGTGGTAGCCAAGGTGTAGGGGTCAATGGTGATTTCTGGGGAATCAAACAAGGCCAAAACCGCCATGTCCCACATGCTGGAGAAAATCACCGAAGAACACACACCGCTGGATGTCCCTTTAGTCAGGTTGCTGGGGACGTTGTTTGTCACAGCCACGCGATAGTCATTCAGTGGCTGGGCCCCGCCATCCCACAGAAATTGTAGGTTTGTGGCCTTTTGTGTGCCTTTGGCCGTGCCACGGGTTTTGGTGTTGATCAGGTAACCCGCTGTTCCATCAGGCTCTGCGTTGGCGTTGGCCACGGCAGATTCCAATCCAATGACGTGGGTCCAAGCAAAGTTAGCCCCGTTGGTGCCACCCACAACGGATCCAACGCCGGAAGTGTTCCGAATACCCCGCATGGCAGGGGCCGTACCACTTCCATTGATACACTCGTTTTCAATGGTCGTGGCCAAGGATTGCAACAGATCTTCCCGCAGCATAGCCTCAATGGAAATGCCCGATTGCAAAACGGCCTGTTTGGAATAGTCCACAAACGCGCTTTTTCTCCGAGGTGCCAAAGACACTTTGGCCGTTGTAGGCTGGGTTTCCGTTGCCGCTTGAACCTCTGTCACGTTACTAATGGATGAAGCGACCGTTTTGCGGGGGATATCGATATTGCCGGAAAGGCCCGTTAAAAACCGAATCCCCAAGCTGCCCATAATCCAGCCTCAGACGCTGTTCCCACGTTAAAGTCACGACGGAAAATGTCGAAAGGCACAAAAAATCCACCCTCGGACACAGTCTTGCCCGTTCTTTTGGCCTCCGCCGCAACGGCGTCGCGCTCAAGCCCCGCCTGTGACCAGTCGCCTGTCAATTTGGCTTGGATCAAACGCACCAAGGAAAAGTTGCGGACTTCTTTTTTTGTCATGCCAATGTACTGGCTGCTGGTGTCCATGTGCTTTGTGGACATTTTGGCCATGATGGTGTCTTTGAATTGCTCGACGGTGTGGCCGTTGCGCAAGGCGAGATCCACGTCTTTGTCTGTGACGTAGTTGCTGTGAGCCGCTCTCAGGTCAAGAATGCCATTCATACGGGTCAATTGGTCGTCTTTGTTGGGGGTAGGCTCGGTCATTTTAGGTTCCTCTTTCGTGATGGTGATTTGGGGGTGGGCTTTGGTTTGAATGTCAGGCTGGGGTTCAGGGTCAAGGGTGGGGGTATCGTCCGACCGTCCCACACCGACGCTGATGTCAGCGGGGATGGACACGATGGAGATTTCATAGGGCTGCCAGTCCGTGGCCCTGTAAACTTTGGTTTGGCCTTGGCCCCTAACCTCTTCAAATGTATGCACGACGTAACCGACAGACACAGACCGGCGGATGCCGTCCAAAACATCCTGATAAATCTCTTCAGCCCGTGCGCTACGGCCAAAACGGACAACGGCCCTTGCCAGACCGTCGCCCTCGTCAACGGTGACGCTGTCCACAACACCGATCACATCGTTTGGGTCATGATTGACCAACAAATTGGCCCCGCTTTCCAAACGATCCAAACGAATCTCTTGGCTGCGGTGGCCCAAAATTTCCATGCCAAAGGTGCGCTCGTAGGGAACATCCGAGCTAAAGGCCAGCGTGACGGTGCGATCATCCGACGGCTGTAAATCCGCGGTTTTGATTTGCAAGGTCCGTGTGTATTTTACGCTTGTTTTCATGGGGTATTATCCTCCTGTGGTTCAACCGTATCTTGGGCAACAGGGCTGCCAAGCGAAAAATTCAGGCCCAAACTTTTTGCGTCATCCTGCTCTTTTTGCAGCTGCGCCCAGACGTCATACAGGTCGCGGCCTTGTTGGGCGGCGGCCTCTGTTCTGCTCATCAGGCCGTTATTGATGGCGGCAATGGTGGCCTCAATATCCTTCAGCGGGTCCACCCACGCCCAGCGGCGGCCTTGCCAGACGTGGCGCATGGCCTCCCCCCGATCCCGAACGGACAAGGGTATGCCGCGATCACTAAGAATCAGGCCCTTCAAAATCGCAATATCCAGCCATGCTTCGTAAACGGGGATTAAAAAAGCCTCAGCAAACCAGTTTTGCAGCAGCATCCAGTTGTCGCGCTCTTCCAAAACGCCCGCCCGAATCGACGAATAATTGACCCCCTCCAGATCGTTAGCCAGTGTGGCATAGGACACCCCAAGGCCCGAGGCCACCGCCTGCAAAAACGACTTTACAAAGGGGCCATAGTTGGCCTCGGGGTATGTTGGATCAAAAGACTGGAATGTTGTCCCCGCGGGCAAAGAATCGATCACGCCCGCCTCCACCGTCGTGATCGATCGCCCTTGGCTGTCTTGGCTATCGGCCAAACCTAAGGATGATCCTTCGGCTGTTGTGAAAAACCCCATCTTGGCGGCCCCCACGTTGGCCGCAATCAGGGCCGCATCGTGAAAAGTGCCCAGCTTTTGCAGGGTTTCCATGGCCGTGTGCATCCATGGCACCCCCCGCACCTGCTCGGGCTCTAGGGGCAAAAAAATATGCAGGATCTGATCCGCGGGGATGCGCTCGGTTTTCTGTTGCAGGGCGTTGCCCGTGTAAACCTCGGCGGGGTTGGATCCCTTGAAATGGTACGCCACAGGCCGCCCCACAGCGTTCAATTCCACGCCCATTTTGATGATGCCGCCGTTTTCCAAACGCTTATTCAGCCCCGTGTCCAAACGGTCCACGGCCAAAACCTGCAGGGCAAAATCCCAAGCGTTGCCCGCCGCGGTGCCCTTGATCTTTTTCACAATGGCCTCGCCGTCACGGACAAGGGTTTTCACCAGCAATTCCTGCACACCCACAAAAGACAAATGGCCCGTGGATTCACACACCCCGCGCCGCGCCCATTTGTAAAAACTATCTTCGATCAGATCGTTGGTTTTCTGATTCAGCTTGCCCCCGCGCCGGCCTTGCACGTTTAACAAAAATCCGTTGGGCCCCACGATGTGGGTGGCACACATTTGGATAAACCGCTTGGCGTGGTTATTGTCCCGCATCAGGGACCGTGACCGCGCCCGCATCAGTTCCAGTTGCCCCATCAAATCACTGTTGACGGTTCCAAAAGACCCCGTAAACACATCGTTTAAACGGGTGACAACCCCCGCGCTGAAATTTCGAATCTCACGAAAAAAAGGCACCAAAGCGTGATAGCGGGGAAAAAATACGGGTTGCGCAGGCGCGGGCTGGGGAATAGGGGCAGGCGGCTGTTTTTTTCTAAAAAACCCCATCTTACCGCATCCTGACATACAAACGGTTGTGGGTGGGCAGGCCCTTGGCCAGTCGCTCGGCCTGCTGATCGGCAAAGGCCTCGCGCTTATAATGATCACGCCACTGCATCAGTTCCAAAATTGGGATATATTTCAGGGACCGCGTCCCGATGGTGTATTCTTGCTGTTCTTTGGTGGACCGGTTTTCCAGCATGGCCTCGATGGCATCCAGCATCCGGCGGGCGTGGCCTCGCGCCTCAAAGGTGCTGTTGGCCGTGGCCAAGTTGGGGGTCACGGTCAACGTGCCTGTTTGCAGCGTCACCCGCACGCCCGTTTTGGTGGCATAGCTGGCCCATTGGTAAACCCCAGCAGGCAGACCCGCCGACTGCACGGCGGTGATGGTGCTGGTCCACCCCGTGCCCGAGGTGGTGGCGGTCACATCCAAACTGCCCCCCGATCCGCGAAAACTTGTGGCCAACGTATATGCGGCGGAATCAATCGGCAATCCGGTCACAGTATCCACACCCGCCGCCGTTAGCCACGTCAAAGAATCGCCGGAAATCAGGGTGCTAGGGATACTCATACCCCCAGCATGGCGTAGGCAACACCGCTGCCAAGGTTTTTTTTATCTCCCTAAAACCCGATCCGTAAACGCACTGCGCCGCGTATGGATTGCCGGTGTGCGTGTGTTTGGCGTCGGCTCCTGCCCCGACGCTGGGACAGCAACGGTGGCCTCAGCCTTGGGCTGCAGGCGATCCGCAAAGACCTTCCAGATTTGGGTCCGATCCGCGTGCATGTACAGGACATGCAGGGCGGCGTAGGCGTAAACCTCGCAGTCAAGGGCTTCGTTTCTGTCCGTGCTTTTCTTCGTCCATTCCTTTTTGGGATACCCGTTGCGGTAACGAATGATCTGTCTTTCTGACGTCAGCTGTTTAAAATACTCTGGGCCGACACCATGATAAAAATGATATTGCCCCTCGCCCTCGGCGGATTTCAGGCGGGCGTAAAGGGTGCTTTTGATGGTGTCCGACCCCACGGGGTACAGCTCCGCCCCCTTTTTGATGGCCTGCCCCTTATAGTTCAAATCCACCTTCACAGGCCGCCCCACGGGGGATTTGCCCGCCTGGGATTGTCCCTTAATGGCCACGGCCCCCAAGGTGCGTTTGTGATCACGGCAAAAGGCGTACACCTGCTGCGTATGGTGCCCCCCGCTGTCAATGGCCACAATGCGGGGGGTTAGGGTCGCCCCCAGTTCGTGCTGGATGGGGGACTGCAGCAGGGATTTCAATTGAATCCACACGTTGGACAGGGCGGGGTCGCCGTAAATCTCGGTGTGGTAAATCAGCCACGATTGTTCCCCCGCGCCCCAGCCCCGAATCACCACCGCCAGACGATCGTCCTGAACGTCCACCCCCGCCGTGGCCAGACATACGGGCTCGGGGGCCGTCATGGGCTCGTAAAATTCACACCGATTGGCCAGATTCTCAGAATCCAAAACCGACGTGTATTCATCATCAAACGATTCTGCCAGCACCGTGTTGACCCACGTTTTCAGACGCTCGCGATTGCTTTTGGCATCCAGAAATTCCCCCACAATATCCGCCCACGACCGCCAACCCACGGGGCAATAGAGCGCATTTAGGTGATACCCCACTGTTTTGTGGCTTTCCGCCTCTGCTGTGGCCCGCCACTGCCCCGCCGCCAACATGGCGGTTTTGTGATGCTCCTCAATACGGCCCGCGCATCCCCCGCATTCATACCAAACGTTGCGGCTGTTGTCCTTGTCCCACTTAATCCCCGCCCAAACTAAGGCTTGTTCATGGCCGCAATGGGGACAGGGCACAAAATAAAACCGCTGATCGCTGGCCTTAAATTCCGATTCGATGCGGGAAAGGCCCTTGACGGTAGGGGTCGATGTCAACAGGATTTTGCGCCGTGAAAAGGTGTTGGTGCGACGCTCGGCCAGCAAGACAGGGTCGCCCTCCTCTTCCACGTCGGTGGGGTAGCGGTCCACTTCGTCAAGGAACAAATACCGCACCGGCATGGACGACAATGCGCTGGCCGAATTGGACCCCGTCATGATCAAAAACCCGCCCCGAAACTCTTTCACCAGCATGGTATTGCTGGCATCCCGCGCCCTTGGGGCCGACACCAACCCCCGCAAGGCTGGCGTTTCATCAATCATGGGCGCAATCCGCTGTTTTGATAACCGCTTGGCCATATCCACCGTCGGCTGCACCGCCAGAATGGGGCCCGGGGCAAAGTGCATGATGTACCCCAGCCAGTTGTTTCCCGTTTCCGTTTTCCCTGTTTGACTGGCAAACATCAAAACCACTCTTTGGGTCGCACTGGACGGCGAAAGATCATCCATAGGGGCCTTCAAATACGGGGTCCGCGACGTTCGCCACGGCCCCGCCTCACTGGCCCCCTTGCTGGACAAAAAGCGGTACGTATCCGCCCATTCCGACACCGTCAAATCAGGATCAGGCCGCCACCCTTCGCGGTAAAATTGATCATACAAAACCGCCCCATCTTGCATCATAAACCCCCTGCCTCTTCCCCAGCCCGTGACAATTCGTCACAAACTGCCATGATTTCTTTCATTAAAATATCATGACACGCCCGCTCGTTGCTTTCCGCCGCCACCAGCCCCGCCACACGGTCAGGGATATTCATCAATCGGTCCCGCGCCTCTCTCGCGCTGGCAAAGGCTTGACGCTTGACGATATCCGCCAACACCAACGTCCCAACCTTTTCGTCATAGTCCACCTTGGCCATCTTGGCCCGATAGGCTTCCAAAATGGTGCGGCTTTGATTGATGCTGGGGCCCTGCACCCCCCGCATCTCTTCCTGAATCGGTGTGCGTTTTTGCGTGTTGGCGATCCATTCCGCCTTGGCCTTTTCCGCATCAATGCGAAACTTTCC